TGTCTGAATGAAAATGGTATAATTGAGACACTGGAAGGTCATGTTAATAATTACAATGCAATATCCACTTGGCATTCCACCAGCATTAAGAACAAATATAGATTACGTTTTTATTTTGAGAGAACCATATATCGCGAATAGGAAGCGAATTTACGAAAATTACGCCGGCATGTTTCCGACATTGGAATCATTTTGCCAGGTAATGGATCAATGCACAGAAAATTTCGAGTGCTTGGTGATAAATAACAACGCAAAATCCAACAAACTACAGGATCAGGTGTTCTGGTACAAGGCAGATGCACACAATGACTTCAGATTAGGGTCTAAAGAGTTCTGGGAACTATCTAAACAGCTAAATGATGAAGATGAAGAGGAGCAATATGATCCAAATAACGTGAAAAAGCGCGGACAAGGACCCAAAATTGCGGTGAAAAAGAGCAAATGGTAGAAACAAACCGCTTTCATAAATCCGCTTTTAATTATAATAAACAATAGTATCGCTTTCATAAAATCGCTTTTAATTATAATAAGCAAGATAACAACTTAAAGAGAGCTGGATATATTAATATAAGATGCAAGAGTTAAATATCGTCGAACTAATTGAGAGCAATCCAATCTCAAAGTTATCAAATGTGTATAATGGAAAATTATTAACCAAAATAAAAGATGTATTTACAGATTTTGAACAACAATTATTTGTAAGTAGCTTTTATTGTTACTTAAATTACAATAAGAATATAGATTTTGTAGTAGATCTAGATAATGTATGGAAATGGTTGGGATTTTCTACAAAACAACATTTAACAACTGTATTAGAAAAACATTTTACAATTGAGATTGATTATAAATATACTCTTCCTCAATTTGGAGGAGCGCTTACGCAAATTAGTAAGCAAGTAAAACAAACAGGCGGTCAAAATATTAAAAAAATATTTTTAACCGTTAAATGTTTCAAGTCCTTGTGTTTAAAAGCGCAAACAAAAAAGGCAGCAGAAATTCATGAATATTATATGAAAATGGAAGAAGTATTACACGACATAGTAGAAGAAGAAACCGATGAATTAAGATTACAATTGGAGCAAAAAGATAATATTATTTTAGAAATTCAAAAAACCTCAGAACAAGACAAAATACAATTAAAAAAGGAAAGAGAACAAGCAACTATTATTCAGTTTCCTATAAACACTGAATGTATTTATATTGGTACAATAGATAATACAAATGGAGCAAATGAAAAGTTAATTAAATTTGGACACACGAATGATCTAAAAACAAGACTAACATATCATCGTAAAACATATATTAATTTTCAATTAATTACAGCATTTCGAGTGCAAAATAAAGTAGAAATAGAAGGATTGATTAAAACTTCTGTTAAAATCAGAAGACAAATCCGTCATATTGAAGTAAACGGAAAAAACAGATTGGAAATAATTGCCTATGATTTAACAAATTTTACAATCGACAAACTAACAAATTATATAAATGAAATAATTCATTCAAAAACATATAGTATAGATAATTTTAATAATTTAATAAAACAAAATGAAGAATTAGAAAATAAAATCAGAGATCTTGAAAAGGAAAATGAAGAACTAAAAGAAAAACTATCTGTCAAAGTATTAAACAAATCAGTATCGGCAATAATTAATGCAGATAATCAATTTGTTTATCAAAATGATTTAATACCTGATGACGATAATACATCCAAGTTTAATGAATTTATTGATACTATGTGTATAGTTAGACACGATGTTAACGAGGCGTCTGTAAATATGGAAGGTCAACTTCGTATATGGTTAAAACAAAAACCACAAAAGGAAATATTTCATGCGTTTAAACATTATTTAGATACTAGATTTACAGAGGCAAGATTATTAAAACAAAAAAATGATAAACAACAATATGTGCGTGGATATATTGGAGTGATGCTTAAACCAATTGAATATAAAAAACAATTTGTCGGAAATGCAATAGAAACATTTTTATTTCAATCATGTATTTTTTCACCAAGTGATAAAATATTAAATTCTGTTTTGTTTGAAGATTATGAAAGGTGGAATCAGGGATTATCAAAAGATACAACTGATTCCGACATAAAAGATCTGAAAGATTATTTAAGTACATGTGCATATGTTGTTAAGTCTGTTGTATGGACAGAATTCGGATCAAATGACGGTTATTATGGATTAACTTTAAAAAATAAAGGATACGTAAAAAAAATAGTTTGTGTAACTGGTAAAAAAGTAGAAAAGGTAGAATTGTCTAGCGATATCGTATTACAAACATGGGATTCCATTGTGAAAGCATCGGAAACCGAAAGTATTTGTAAAACAAAAATGTCTAGAAGCATTAAAAATAAAACAATTTTTACAGATTATTTTTACAGGTTCAAATCAAATTAATAATATATGAATTTAACTTATTTAATATAATCTATTTGATTATATTAGATTATATTAATAATCATTATTAACGATAATGTTTTCTACTTTTTCTTCTGTATATTCTACTTCTACTTCTACTTCTACTTCTTTTCCCATGTCTTTTTCTACTTGTTTTTCGTCTCATTCTTTGTCTGCCACCCAAAGCAGTATTATTATTCAAAATATCATTCAATGATTTTACAAATCTATAATAGATAAGCTTGAATAAGAATTGTCGGTTTTAAAGGCATCGTAAAATTCTTTAAAATCAGAACTGCAAGCTGATTCGGCTGCCTGGCTTATTGCATTTGAACGATTGATTGTATTAATATGTCGATCTTTTGAGCCGGACAGAATTGAGTTGGATAACTTTATTGTTGCTAAATCTGCGTCAGATGCTGATGTCCTTGCCATAGTGGTATTTAAATTACAGTTTTGAATTTTTGATTTTAAATTGGTAAATTTTACGTTATCTTTTTCTTTTAAAGTTAAAATATAATTGTTTACGTCTTGATCCATTATATAATATATAATATATTATATATTATTTATAAAGTAAAAATATTTAAGCTTCTAAATCTTTCTCCAGATCTTTTTCTACTTCTTTCAAAGAAAAAGGCCCACTAATTAACTCAGATCGGCCATAATCTGTCTTACCCACGACGATGTTTTCGCCGTCAAAAAGCTCTGATCTAATGTCCGCAACAGAAATGCTATCAACGCCGGCATCATTTGTTAACGCTTTCTCTTGACTGGTTGCACTGACACCAATCAAATTACCATCTGTATCAATGTCTTGCGTCAAGATGCTGCCATGTTTCTCGGCGTTCTTTTTATTCTCATCAATAGCCTTCTGCTTGGTCTCCTTGACACGTGCCTCAAATGCATTCTTTGCCGCACTTTCATTCTTTTGCTTCTCTTGCGCGAGCTGATTGAGTTCCTCTTCCATGTACTCAACGCGTCCAGTCTTGTAAGCTTCAGGTTCCCAAGGCAACCAAGTGCCGACAGGCCCGACAAATACGTCAAAACTGGGATCGACCTCTCTGATAAGTTTAGCGCGTAGCTCGGCCTCTTCTTGAGATGCAAAATGACCACGTGCCTTAAAACCGCGAACAGATGTTTGAAAGTTATGCTTAATATTGAATTGCTTTTCCAAATTGTCTTCCTCCTTATCAATAAAGGTCTTGTAGTCATCCTCGATAGAAGAACTAACGATGTTGTCGCGCTCTTCCTTGACAAATCCTTCGTAATCCTTCATGACATCCTCAAAAGTTAATTTATATTTAAAAGACATGAAGTTAATGAATTGATGAAATTTTTCCATGGATTTAGAGAATTCCCACTTCTTTAGGAATTCCTCGAAAAAGAACATTTCTTTTTGCTTTAGGATCTTCTCTGGAGTGATAAAAGAGAAACATCCAAATGTTTGGCCGGCGATAGGTTTATCCACATCGAGTAAGTCGACATATTTAGGATTAGGCGAGCCATCTTTGGCTAATTTACGATCAAATGGTACTTTTTTAGAAGAATTAGAAACAGGTTTAGATTTTCCGCTCATTATATATTAATTTATTTAGTTCGTTTTAAGTATTAATTTAATAAATTAATATTATTTTCTTTTTATTTTATATAAAGAATGGGAATGTTTAATATGAACGAACTTATTAAGCGAATTATCAAGTATTTAGTTGAGGGTTTGATGATTGCAATTGCTGCTTATGTTATCCCTAAGAAATCAATGAATATGGAAGAGATTGCATTACTTTCTTTAACTGCTGCGGCAACTTTTGCTATTTTGGATACATACATTCCTAGTATGGGTGTAGGTGCTAGATCCGGAGCTGGATTTGGTATTGGAGCGAATTTAGTGGGATTTCCCGGAGGTCTCTAACCATAATATGGTAATAAATCTTTAAACCCTTAATATAGGATATTTAATTTTATTATGTAATTTCAAATACATAATAAAGATAATAAATTAAATAATAATAATAATGATGTTAGTTCCATACATTCCAAAAGAGTTATTACATATAATATTAGAATATGATGGAAGAATAAAATATAGAAATGGAAAGTATGTAAATATAATACATAAACATGACGAAAGATTTCTTATTATTAAGCCGCTTATAAATAAGAAAATGGAAATAATAAAAAATATAGAATTAGTCGATACTAGTTTTTATTTTGAATTTGGGTTTGATAGCGTAAATGTAGGTTTAGTTTATGATTATAATTTTTCTTTTATAAATAGATTTGAAATATGTTATTATGATTTTAGAAATGATGATATCAAACAAATTAGAACATATTTATAAATTTAAACAGTAGGAATAAATTCCCAATCCAATTCGATGCACATTTTTTTCCATGTTTCATCTTGTTCGATCAATTTTTCCCGATCTTTTAGCAAAGGGATTGACTCGAGGTATTGATCTTCGCCCAAGAGTTCACAAAACTTAAAAAGTACATAATAATAATTCAAAAAGTTAACACGATAATCAGGGCAAGTTTTAGCATAAGGAGATTGAGTTTCCATAAAAAGGTTGCATAACGTTTCTTCTAATTCGGGGCTAAAAACAGGAGGTTTAATACCTAATTTATTTTTAATAAATGCGATATGTTCATAATATTTATTAAATCCCAACTTTTTTAAAATCTCTTTGGTCTTATAATGTGTTAGTTGTTCTAAACAAATTCGCTCTTTTTTGATCTGCAAATGTATTTGATCGATAACATCATCGGGAATTTGTGTCGTCTCTTTGCCTTGAAATTGGGCAAGAATTTCTTTAAAGTGGTTGATTTTCTTGTAAGCATAAAAGCACACTTCTTTGGGTGGTTCTTTATAAGAAGGTTTTTCATTTTCGATAAGATAAGGAATATTGACAGCACAAATATTGCATATAAGTACACCCTCATCATCGAGAGGAATAAGTTCGCCTTTAAAACAATGCTGACATACATCAGTAGATCGAACGAATGAATTCATATCAATAAAAGTTTCATCAATATTACTCAGATATTTTTGAACGATATTTTTGTTTCTATTTTCAGTAATATTAGCATCATGATTGTCATTTTGAATTTTGAAGAAATTAAAAAGCATTTGATTTTTGGATGTAGTAGATTTGTTAGAATTTGTAGTTGAATTAGGATCAATATTAGTAATATTTTTTTTATTTTCAAAATATTCAAAAATGAATTTAGAATTATCGAGGAAATAGTTATTTTTTTTGTCTTTAAGTTCTTTAATTAATTCATTAATTTCTTTGATACGATCTTTCATGTCCATAATTTGTTCAATATTTGTTTTATCAAGATTTTCAATTTGTTTTTTAAGATCAATCCTTTCTAGTTTTAATTTAGGTATAGTATCAAATTCATTTTTGGAGAATTCATTAATGAACTCTTTGTGCTTTCCATCTAAAGTAGTAGTATATTTTTTACAAATACGGATTTTTTTAACAGATTTAGGCTTGAAACTCGGCATAACAATATATATTAAAGAGTAACTTATTATTTAATTAGAAATATTTAAAAAGATATAAATAATTTAATGAATAAAATAATTTATTCATTGGTTTAAAGAGAAATAAAAGTTTCAGACAATAAAGTAATATAAGAATGAGTACATCAACGGATATCGAAATAAACATCAAACAAAATGATCTAGACACAAGACAAATAGAAATAGATCAAATTAAATTTAAAAAGATGGTTTTTCTATATAATGCTCTAGATAATGGATGGTCAATTAAGAAAAAACAGAATTCTTATATTTTTACAAAAAATCATGAAGGTAAAAAAGAAATATTTGATGAGGGTTATTTGTCCATATTTATGAAGGATAATGCAAATATTAATAATATTTTGTCTTAATATGTAGGTAGTGAATTAAATTAACAAAAACAATTAATTTAATTTTAGGAATATTTTTTTCTTTAGCAATATTATAAAATGGGAGGTGGTTTAATGCAACTTGTCGCTTACGGAGCTCAGGACGTTTACCTTAAAATCCTGTAGGGTAGAAAAACATCAGGGAATATCGAAAAAATAAGATATTCATAAAGCCTTTTGTGGATCCTTTTAGGACCACTGATGTTAATCAGGGAATTACTCGTGATCCCATCATAAGTAATAGAATAACCCTGGTAAGAAAATCAAACTGCTTGAAACCCCTAAAACTTATTCTACTAAACAATTTTTGTGAGAAAATTGCGGCCAAGACAAAGACCTTG